GCAAAAGTTAGCATTGATGATTTCCTGCCATTTGACACTCGCAAGATCAAGAAAGAGAATGGCGTTAGCGAAGAAAGTTATGAAGTCCTATCCCGTCTCATGAAAACACGGAAGATGGACGGAAGGTTGATTGCCTTGCTTTCTGATGAATTAAAAAATTCGCCGGAGAACAGGAGAGGTTGATAACCTTGCTATAGTAAAGACAATAGGAAGCTGTACGAAAAATGGCACCAGGAAGCCCGGAGCTTAGGCTTAACGTTAGCCTTGATCTTGACAACTTCAAGCGCGTTGCATTGCCGGGGCTGGTTACTGCGGCATCAAATTTTGTGCTTCCCATTGGAGTGCAGTTTAATCGGGACGACATCAGCAAAGAGATGGTGCGCCTTGGTAGGCAACTTGGCACTAAAAAATATAGGGTTGATTTTGAAATTACCAATCTACAGACAGCATTAAAGCAAGTTGATCAACTGTCTGGAAAGTTCAAGGAACTTCGCCAGCAATCCATAGCGGCAACTGGTGGCGGCACAATTGCCCAGTCAAGATTTAAGAGCCCCAAAATTAGCACTTCTGAGATTTCCGCTATTTATAGGGCAGCCGGTGAAGCGGGCATGCTTTCCTTGAATGAAAGTATTACAGCGAACAAGGGGGAGATGTCTAAGGAATTGGCCAAAGTTGCCAAGGATAGCATCACTGGCCTTGTCAATGGCATGGTCGAGGGTAAAGCCGGGGTTGGCAATGCGTTTGCAGAGTTGGGCGCTGAAGGGCTGAAGAGAATCAAGACTGAACTTGGCATTGCCAGCCCATCAAAAAGGATGCAGCAAATTGGCAAATGGGCTGGAGAGGGCTACGAAATTGGTTTTATTGGCGCATTGGAAAAGGCCAATGCAAGAGCGGCTGCGACCATTGGCAAGAGCTTACGCGCAATGGATCGGGAGGTGGATGTACGTCAAAAACGAGCTAGAACCGTTTCACCAGCAAGTGCTGACTTTTTGCCGAGGCAAAGGGCTTTAGGTGCTGCGTATGGACGCCGTGAACAGCTAGAAACTGCAGCGCAAATTCCCCAACTTCGAGGTGCCGCTGAAGCATTTCCAGAGGGCAGCGCTCAGAGATTAAATAAACTGCTGCAATCAGCTCAATTGCTGGCGGCAGGAATTACGCCAAATACACCGGCATGGGCTAGGGCTCAAAGCGAAATTGCAGTATTAAATATTGAATTAGCAAAGAGCGGTCAACTTGCTCAACGCATTCAAATGCAGGCTAACTTGGCCGCATTTTCACCCAACAGCCTTTCTTACCTTGAAAGTAAGTTAACGCTGTTAAAACTTCGCGCCCGTGATATTGCACCAGACACGGACAAATGGAGGCAACTTAACAAGGAAATACAGCACACAGAGAAAAATATAGAAAAGGCCACGCGCAAACCCCTGACTGGCAAGCAGCGTGTAGGCGCTGCCGGTGGTGCGTTCTTGTATGGCGGTGGCATGGGAGGTGGCTTTGGAAGCGCTGCCCTAGGCATTGCTGGAGGCATTGCAGGGGGAGTTCCTGGAGCGTTCGGAGGAGCTGCTGCAGGGCAAGTGGTGGACACTGCTTTGGCTGGTGCTGCTGCCATGGCAAAACAGTATTCACAGTTGCAGAAAATGCAACGAGGCCTAGCCATTGCTTCTGTTGATGCCAAAGATTTTGCGGAAGCGCAAGGTCTAGTAGCATCTATCAGCACAAGGCTTTTGCTGCCACTGGCAGATGCCAGTAAGTATTATGCTCAGCTTAGGATTAACACCAAGCAATATAATATTTCAGCAAAAGAAACCAGTGAGATTCTGGAAGGTACTGTCAATGCAGTGAGAGCCACTGGCGGCAGCCTTGAAGATGTCGATGGCGCAATGCGAGCCGTTGTTCAAATTTTCAGCAAGGGAGGCGTGCAGGCTGAAGAACTAAGAGGGCAACTCGGGGAAAGATTTCCCGGTGCTGTTATTAAGTTTGCGCAAGCCAATAAGATCACCTTTGAAGAGCTGCAAAAAAGATTAGAAACTGGTGTTGTTGGCATTGCGGAATTTGTTGCATTCTCAAAATCAAACTTTACAGACTACGCGGAATTTTCCAAAAAGCTTGCCACGGCTCCAGAGTACGCTGGCGACCGGATGAAGATTGCCCTTGAGCAATTGCAAATTACCATTGGTTCAATTCTTGGAAATTCTGGCGCAACTTTCCAAGATTACTTCACTGGCATCATCAAAAATGTCACGCAATTCATAGCAGAAAATAAAGTTAGCTTCAAGCAGATGCTAGAAGATTTTGCCTATATCACTACTACCATTGGAAAATTATTCTTCAAGCTAAGCGAGGTGGTTCTAAAGATTATGGCTAACATTGCCAAGGCAAGTCAAGCTGTCGTGAAGGCAGTCAAACGTGCTATTGGCATGAAAGATATTCTGGAAGTTTCCCAAGATATCAAGAAAACAGAAGAAAGAATAAAAGGAGGGGGGCTTGATGGTAAACAGTCTGCAATTTTGAACGCACAACTGGCTGAAGACAGGAAACGCTTCAAGGGTCTTGGTGGACAGGCGGCGCTAGATCAACTCAATGGGAAACAAACAGACTTAACTTTTGGCGGCGCTGGGGCGAATATGCCACTCACTAGGGAGCCCAAGGACGATGCAGCAAAAGGAGCAGAGTCATTTGCGAAGTTGCAAGATGATCTTGCCAAGACATACAATGATGCTGAAATTGCTCGCATTAAGCAACGCCATGAACTAGAGAAGCAATTGCGACAGGATTATTTTACCATGCAAGAGTATGGCGCAAATCGCCTGCAGAAACAAAATCTTTCACTTCTGCGGGATTTAGCTGCTGCAGATCAAAAACGCAAAGATACTATTATTGAGGCCAAGATGGAACTTCAAAAGCAATCTGGAAAGGTTGCTGGTGGAGCTGACGGCGGTGGTGGAATGGCAGGCCTCACCAAATATATCACTGGCGATCCAAGTCAAAAAGGGAAAGGCTATCAAGCTGATCACGGTGGTACTAATTACCATGACCATCTTCAATTTGCCACTAGAGAAGCAGCAGTTGCTGCATACGACAAACTAACAAAAAATGGCATTAAGGTTACTGAATTTAAAGGATTTGGAGCAGGCGTTACCGGTCCTCATAGTGGCCCTGGCTCCGCGCATCACACTGGCATGGCTTTTGATGTTCCGGGTGCTCAGCGGCCTGTAGGACAGGAGCCAGCAATGTCGAAGCAGGTTAGGGCTCTCATCATGGGAAGTCAAGTTAGTGCTGGATCTCGACGTGTGGTAAGGGGCGACGAAAAGCGAGATGTTTTGGCGCAAGCCAATACTGGTATTGCCAGGCGAAGTGCTAAAGAGAGTGCCTTGGCCGCGCAAGAAGTGTACGCATCAGAGATAAATATAGCTTTTGCAAAATACTCGGCAGAAGTTTTTGATACTGCAAATTTAGAGCTGTCCACCCGGTTGCTTGCAAAGCGTAATACTTTAATTGCGCAAGGACTTAGCCCAGAAAATATTGACTATCAAATGAAATTATACGAAGTAGGCCTCTTGAACGCCGACATGGAAGAGCAGTGGGATAAAGCAAAAAAAGATGGAAAACTTAGTGACGACGACAAGGCGGCTCGCCTAAAGTATCTTGCAGATAAAACCAAAGCATTCACTGATGCTCAAAAAGCGAATAATGACGAGGTTCTAAATGGATTGCGGATTGGAAAACTTACGGCCCTGGACGATCAACTTGCCATGGCAAGGGCTTTCACTCCAGATGAAGAAAGGCGTGTTCGCATTAAACAGGAAAACACTGGCCAAACAGTCGAATTTCAAAATCAATTATTTGACCGAGAAAAAGCAGTTGAAGCAGCGCAACAGCTTAAAGAACAATTAACTGGCATTGCCTCAACCATTGGCACTTCCTTTGGCGATGCCTTCAAGGGAATCATCACGGGCTCGATGACCGCCCAAGAAGCATTGGCTGGATTCTTCCAAAGCCTCAGCAACTACTTTGCCGACATGGTAAGCAAGATGATTGCCGAATACTTAAAGATGCAGGTTATCAAGGGCTTAACATCATTGCTTCCGGGGCTGAGCGGAATGTTTGGTGGAGGCGGAGGTTCCTCTGGATTCTTTGGTGCCGGGGCGCCTGATGCCGTGGCTGGTGGTGGCATATTCTCTGGAGCCGGTCCATACCAATTTGCCAATGGCGGCATCGCTGCTGGCGGCTTCCGCGCCTTCGCCACTGGAGGCATCGTCACAGGCCCCACACTGGGCCTTGTAGGCGAGGGACGTTACAACGAGGCAGTGATTCCCCTGCCCGATGGCAAGAGCGTTCCAGTGGACCTTGGAGGCATGTCAGGCGGCATGGCTAGTGCTCCCATTACTGTCAATGTAAGCGTGGATGCTAAAGGTTCTGAAGTGCAAGGCGATAGCGCCCAAGGTGCTGCGCTTGGTCGTGTTATTGCTGCTAGTGTACAATCAGAATTGATTAAGCAAAAGCGCCCCGGAGGACTGTTAGCAAAATGAGCACTTTTACCTTCATCCCTAATTTTCCCATTGGAGAATCTAGTCAGCCGAAAGTTTATAAATTTCAGGCGGGCGATGGTTACGAACAGCGCATTCAAATGGGTCTTAACAGCGACCCAAAAGAATGGGACTTGTCATTCAATAATCGTTCTAACACAGAGCGCGACCAAATACTATCGTTCCTTGAAACCCAAGGAGGCGCCATTTCATTTGACTGGACATCACCAAGGGGCATTGCAGGCAAGTATGTTTGCGAAACTTGGTCCACTAATATGACCTACAGT